TGTTTTTTTGTAATGTCTTAACACCCAACCATCGTTAGTTGCAAAACAATTTTCTTTTCTACCAACTCCACCATCTTCTACTGGCAACCATTTAGGTTTGTCTTCTGATTGAGCGGCGTCTACTCCCCATAATGCCATGGCGATTCTCCTTTAAATTAATGTTAATATTTATGCAAAACCAAGATTCTTGAGTCTTGCGATTGTTCTATTTACACTGGTATGGTGGATACCAATCCCACCCTTCGCTTCCCATTCTCTAATATTTTTCGGGTGGTCATCCACCAGAATATTCGGGGCTTGTGTCCGTCCATCCCTTGCAAATTTTTGTTTCTCTGATCTCATGACCAGATTAATTCTGCTCCTAGGCAGAGGTTCCACATGGGTCTTTAACCAATCCTCTTTTCCTTTTGCAGAGTTTGGTTCAGACCTTGCGTATGCAGACATGATGCTCGGTTCATAAGGCTTCAGAAAATTCCAAAGACTCTTTGCACCAGGCATCCATTCTAGATTTTTCCAGAAATCTTTTGTTTGTGATATCTTGTCCCACTTCTCAGGTTTCTTAACATCACCTATAGGTTTTCCATGAACCTTGAATGCACCTTTCTCAAGATTAACAAGAACACCATCCATATCCAAATATACATGAGGTAGAGTTTGTTTTACTTTATATTCGTATAAAAAATGAACTAATTTTTTCACTCTTCTTTCTCTTTTGGATTGATTATGGCTTGTTGTTGAGGTTTTCCTGTCATGGTCTTTTTACCTTTAACTTCTGGTGGAAACATATTGACTTTCTTAGCTTCTGACCAAAGGTTTATGTTGCGATTTCTTTGAAGAACATTGACATAATTATTCATCTCATAGGCAAGACTTTCATTTTTTTCACGTTCCTCTCTATCCTTTGCATCGAGTTCGGCTTCTTTATCTTTTGTTTTTTTGAAGGATTTTTTGAAATCTGCAACTTTCTTTTTTCCTTCTTTACCCATTCCAGCTTTGACCTTTTTAATCTTACCACCTCGCTTTAAAAAATCAGCGACTGTCTCCTTTTTCTTTTCGTCAATCATTTTTCCCTTTCTCTTTGTTGTATTGATACCACGCTGTTGCGTAAACACGTTTCAAATTATCGGGCCACTTCTTCTTGAGTGCCTTAACTACTTTTTCTTTTCCTGGCGGTGCAACTTCTGGTATCTTCTCATCCATGAGATTCATGTATGTTGATAACATAGATGCATAACTCTGAATTTTCAATGGATTCAAACCAGCATCCATCAACTTTTTGTATATCGCCGCTGCAACATTCATTGGTAACTTGAATTTTTGTGCAAGTTTTGATACTGATTCAGAAGTCATTTTAACCTTCTCACCAGGCGTCAATTTTCTCAAATACTTATTAAATTCGGGTGTGCCAAACTCATAAGCTTCTCTGCGATATTTTTCCCACAAATTTCTGTTTCTCAGAAAATCAACTGCCTCTGGAAGTTTGTTATCTCTCTTTTCAGTTGACTTTATATCTTCCAACCAGATTTTGTGAAGTGAGAAATCTTCTTGAACTATGGTAACATAATTTGTTCCACGTTTCACAATTTCCCCAATCAAACCTGTTTTTTTATCTTGTACCCATTCACCAATTTCATAAATCATATTTTGGAAATACTGTTCACGAATCCATTCCATGTTGTTCATCTCAGATACAGGCTTGAATGGTTTGATTTCCCTTGCAATACCCATACCTTTACGAACATCATTGAACAGTTGAGTACCATCGTAATTTTTTGGTAACCCCAACTTGAATGAATCGTAATCCCCGCTACCAGCTGCAGCTCTCATCTTAGATGCAGACATACCAGTAACACCCTCTGCATCTGGATCTCGCTCTCCAGCACTAACCACTTTTATTTCACTATATTTGTAAAAACCATGTCTACCCTCAACCCCATTGTATTTGTCCAAGAGATTCTGAAAGTCATCGACACGATCACTACCTACAACCATGACCAATCGATCATGATCATTCAAATGTACAGCAACATCAATTGCAGTTCTTAAGGCCTTACCAGTAGATCTTTGACCTCTCATTTCTCTAGGAAACATCTTTGCAAGATAATCCATTTTTTGACTATGTTCCAATGGATTCTTCTTTTTGTCCTGAGAAAAACTTCCGTAGATATAAGGTTTACCACCTTCACTTCGTGCAGTCTTTATGACAGCTTGTAGTAACTTTTGATGCCCAACAGTTGGTGGATTGAACCTTCCAAAAGTAAATATAGCGGTTTTACTTTTGGCCTCTACGAATTGAGAAAAATTCTTCATTTTTCAGACTTCTTCTGTTTTAGATCTTTCATCTTTTCATTATGTTTTTTTCTTACAACCTTTGTCATTCTCTTGACAAGATTCTTGTAAGCTGCACCCATTTTCTTTACTCGTTTTTCAGTCTTTTTCTCAAGATTTGCTTTCTGTGCCATAGAAAGATCGGCCACGTCTTTACCCTTACCAAGAACCTTTTGCATTATGGTTTTGCGGGCAGATTTTTGTGCTTTCTTTTCCGCCTTCTGCATATCCAAAGGTCTTAATGCATTCCGTTCTTTCTTTTTCTTTGTGGATGATTTCTTATTCATCAATCTCATTGCTCGTCCTTTTGCTTTACGAGCAGAGAATGATAAGAGTTCATCCACTCTTAATTCACTGAAAGTTTTCATAATCCTCTTTTCTCATTCATGATATCTTGAATTTGTCCAAGAAGTGTGAAATCTTCTTTCTTCATGGCTTTGGAAATTGCTTTTCTCCTCTTCTTCAGATATTTGTCTGAGGAATCAACATCTCCATCATTGTCGATGTCGGCGTCTGCTTGTCCAACTGGATCGAGTTTTTTCTCATTCTTCAACCCTGTTGGTTGAAACCCCTGAGAACTTTTCTTATCTCTAATTTTCTTAAACATTTTTACACGATCTTTTACTTCTTTGGATGCTTCGTCCATTTCTGTCTCCTCTATGTACATATTGAGTTCAAACTTTTTATTATCCAAGTTTGCAACCTGAACATGAAGACTCTTCTTCTTATCTGTTCCCAAAATGTATCGGTTAGTTTTACCCTTTGATGGTTTTTTAGGTCCAGTTGCGACCTTGTTATCGATCTCTTCTGGATCTACTGTAAATCCTTTTTTCTTCGCATGAGCGTATGCGTGCTGCATTGCAGATGAGAAGTCTTTGTGATAGAGTTCGTAGTCTGCCTCATTGATGGTTTCTTCATTTGGACCCAAGATACCTAACTTTTTCCTTTGAGCGGCTCGTCTATCTTCATTATCTTTCTTTGCTTGTTTTCCAGAGAACTTTTTTCGTCCGTCCATTTTTTCATCAACGTGATCCATTGCACCACATTCACCACAATGTTCTTCAATCTCAGATTCTTCTTTGACAGGTTTTCCACCCTTGGAAATGATTCCATTCATTCCTTCTCCCCTGACCTGTGCAAGAAACTTTTTTGCTTGTTCAAGAGATGGAAACTTACTGACCTTGATAGGGCCTTTCTTTGAAGATGCATACTTGACTTCAAATGTTCCTTTTTTTGCAAGGTATTGTGCTGGACCTTCATCAACCTGTGTTTCTTCTTCTTTACACTCGCAAGACTCTTTCCCACAATCGGGACATTTTTCTTCTACAATGTCTGGTGTAATTCCGTCCACAAAATCAACTTTGCGAACTCCTGTTTGTTCTTGGACTTCTTTTAAGGCATCGGTCCAACTTCTTCCGTATCTCATGGTTCTCCTATTTGTCCCAATTTTTAATGGCAGTAAAATTATTAAATGAAAATTCTAGTCTATCAACTAGTTTGACAGCTCTCTGTGAACTATCTGCGACAACATACCCTTCGGGCGATGTAACTTTATATCCGTCTTTTGTTTTTATGAATGTACCTATTCCTAATTGTTTTATACTATTTAACTTTTTTAATATTTTATTTTTTGCACTTACGATATTAATCATAAAGTCCGAAACTGCAACCATATTGCTGGTATGTCGCCGCAGTTCTTTAAAAAACTCTTCTTTGCGTGTCATCCATTGATTTTTGGATTTATCCGCCTTCTTTGTTGCAGTTATTTTTACGAATGCTTCATGAACAAACTTGAAATAATCTGCAATCATTTTCCTTGAATTTTTGACTTCACTAGTTCTTATCAAGGAGTTCTGGTATGTCTTCCATTGAGCAGATAATGGTAAATTCTCTTGTAACTTGCTCCACTCTCTAATTCTACCAGAGTTTATTCTTCTGAATGTTGTTCCTGCCTCTGATAAATCTTTAGTTACTGCAACTGTCTCTGCAGCCGTAAATTTTACAGTTCCAGAGAGATCTTTGTATTGTGCATCTGTATGCCAAACTGAAGATACTTTCTTCAGAGGTTGAACATCTCCAAATGAGGCAGTCATATCCTCAAGAGTATCCCCTGAGTAAGTTGTGTGCCAAACAATACCTATTTTAGACTTTGCAACCTTTTTACCAACATCAGAATCTTTTGGTACTGCATACACAATCGTATTGGGTTGGAATGTTATATGATCTTCAATATCCGAACCCAAGGTAGATTTAAGATATAATAAATCTCCCTGCAATACACCTTTGATTCCCAACTTTGAGAACTCTGCAAGGGCTACTGTAAACGCTTCTCCAAGGTAACCCCCTACATCAATGTCAGACTTTTTCTTGTAAAGAATCGGATTCTTGTTGAATACTGATTTCTTCGCAACAAAAAACTGTCCATCTGAAGGATCTATCCCTGCAAATATCGCAGGAGCTCCATCCCACTTTACAGTCATGTTTACTGAGGTTTTTGAATCTCCCTCTAACATATCCCTGAGAGATTGTATGAACCTTATTGCCGCTCGTCCACCTTCGATTCCATTGTTTAGGATCTCATCTTCTATATGTTCAAGATGCAAATTTTTCCCTGGCGCCTCTGTTAAGTAGTCTCTAAAGTTCAACATTACATCAATTTCAAAAATGGTGAAGATAAACTTGATTGTGATGAAGCGTAAGATAAAATACCACCTGTAACCAAATCTTCTTTACCCCTCATAATATTAAACAATTCTAATCCACAATATTTTGATACCAACCAATTAACATCTTTACCCTCTAATTTTTTGGACATTGTATCTACACTCTTAACATCAGCAATTCTTTCTGCTCTTGCTAACCGATAAAGTGATTTCATAAATGCAGATCTATTCTTTCTTATCATAGTACGAAGCTGGACTTGATTCGTAATTTGTTCTCGTATTCCTATCAACTTTAAAGATGTATTAATAGGTCCATGTGACATTTTACCCATATTCGCATTTTTACCTTTAATCTCCGCTTGCCAAGAATCTGGGAATGTTCTGAATTGTATTTCGCCATCTTCAAATTTTATATAAACATCTTTTGAACTATAAAAATCTTTCTTTCCAACTGTCCTTCCAGTATAATGTGGAATAATTTTATCAGCTCTATAATTTACTGAATCTACATGAGTACTACCTTTCATCATTTTCAAGGATATTCCCATGATCTGTTTTGCTTTAAATGCATCATGAAGAACATGATTCAACTCTATAAGTGATTTGGTTGTTAAAAGATTATAATTACTTGCTTGTGTACCAACCATCCACATATCAGCTGGATTCCATTTATTTATATTTCCAAAAGGTCTTCCTGCAGCTTTATTTAATTTCTTGAAATGTGATTCTAAAGATTCAACCCAACTAGAACCTCTATGATATTTGTATGATTTTCCTTTTGTAGCTCTTTTTAAAATTTGTGCTCCTGTGATACAGGACTCTCTCCAATCATCTGTTATATTTAAAACTTTATCTAATGGTGAGGTAACATCTACCTGTCTATATGCAGTTGTCAATTCATCTACTGTAAAATTTTTACTACCATTCATCAAAGCTTGAGCATAAACACATTGTGCGGATTCAGTATGATCTGTAACTTCTGATCCTGCTCCAGAACCACCTCCACCACCAAATTCTGAAGTTTTATCTAAATCTGTAATTTTGTAAGAATTTCTACCATCTGTCCATATTGGTAAATTTTTTGATCCATCTTTGAAATATCCATAGTCACTAGTTTTCATTGCCGTTTCATGAGAAGTAGAAATATATTCTAAAGTCTTCTCTGAATCACCAATTTTTACTGGTTTCTTATCCTTTATCCACTGATGGATTATTTGTCCTCTTTCTGAACCAGATCTAGTTTTAGCTAAATCAGCATAAGATAATTTACCTTCAGTAAGAAATCCTTTAAATGATTTCATTCGATATTCTTTGTCGAAAAATTGATCTAGGGAACCCGAAGGCGTATGAGGCGAGTTATTCAAGGTTCCCATGTGATATAAAGTACCAGAAGTATTTATACTAATTGAACTTCCAATCGGTTGTATCTATGTTCTGTGCTTTATCAAAGGCGGGTGTATCATCCTGCCCAGAATCCACAATGTCTTGTTGTGCATTCTGTTCAACATCATACAGTTTCATTTTCGGTCTGTCAATTCCGATAACGAACTTTTTGTTTTTAGTAGGGTCATTATAGCGGTTCTTGAGTTGCTTAACCATAATTTGATCAAGGCCTTCAAGTTGTTCCGTCTGGATGAGAGCGAACATGAAATCCGCCGTAGCTGGAAGACCAAAGCTCTCACTGGTATCCTCCAATCCGATATCAGTTGCCGTGAAACCAGAACGAGTCGTTTGTGTAGCAGATACAATCGGTAGGTTACATTCCACTGCAAGTCCTCTAAATTCCTCTGCAATCGCTTTAATATAGAAGTACGATCCAACATTTGCTCCTGTTTTAAATCTAGATGATGCACAAATATTTATGTAATCAATAAAAATGATATCTGGAGAAAACTCACGTTTCATTGCAAGTTCCTTCAAGAGTCCCTTGAAATGCCCAGAATGAGCAGTTG